ATCAATATTAGTATTAGTGGAAATGTTCAGCGTGGCTGTTCTTCCACTTCGTCTAGCATAAAATGCTTCAAGAATATATTTTATATTCTCATTAAAGTTATCAACAATGAATGGCTCGCCGCCTGTTAGACTTAGATCAAAGTGTTCTGTTTCCAAGGGCAAATTGTTTACAAAATCTATCATGTGCTGAAAAGTAATTTTAGATTTTTTCTTTTCAGGCTTGAACATAGACAACGTACCAGTGTGCTCATGCACCCAAGAATCATACTTATTAATAGAACTGCTCAGTGAAGGCACACAATAAAAACATGTTTGATTGCACAATGAAGATATCTGTAAATTAAGATGTACGAATTTGCCATCGCCAACTAGCACTTTATTCTTTAACATTCTCCAACTGGGTTGATTGTTATTTTCGTAACTCCAGCAATCTTTACAACGACGTGTTTGTATACCCTGTGAAAGTTCCTGCCTTGCCAATACTGTTTCTTTATTTAAATCTAAATATGCGTGGCCCAGTGATACAATTTCTTCTTCATTGGGCTGTATATATTCAAATTTACAGCAATGGCTTAATGTACCCGAGACTAGGCTAATATCATAACTAGTTTCTAATTCTTTGCAAATTATTGGTTCTGTCATTTGAATTGCTCGTCGAATGCATCATACTTTGATCCGCATATTTTAGCGCATTGTGCGCTTTTGCCCTCTGCACAGCTGGGCTTGTTCCAAGATTCTGGCATGACTCTTTGAAAGAAATCTCCATGTACAATGTCTTTAATGCTGTTATTTTTTGCATTGATATTTTCCAAGCCAACTTCATTGATATAATCCCAGATTTGAGCACCTTGTGGTTTAAAATACCAAATGTACATTTGGCCAGCGGTCCAACAGCAGGGCTGTATCACACCTTCTGCTGTTACATATATATTCTTTTCTTTGGCCACTTTACAATTAATTACTGCTTCATCCCATACTTTTTCCATGGGTTTTTTCTCACTGGGATTCAACGAGAAACGTTGCTGGCCTTGTATACTAGATAAATTATCTAAACTAATAATATTGTCCACTGTAACTGCTGTTGTATTCTTAATATTAGCAACAGATGCAAGTTTGTCTAATACCCCATTTCTATATTTAGGATTTGTAGGAGCCTGTAATAATGTAGTGGTTGTTCGACGATTTTGACTTTGATGTTCTTCTTTTACTGCACCCTGTGTATTACTAAAGAAACGTGCGGACTTTTTAAATTGAAACTTCTCAAAACCCATGTCTTTGCTTAGTTGTTCTGCTTGTTCTACTTGATGTTCATTGTGTGCAAATACAATGTAATCCCATCGTGCTCTGCCACCTGCGGCAATAAATGCCTGTACATTTTCCATGATCTTAGGCCAAACAGTGCCTTGACGATATAAATGATTTGTATCTTCTAAACCATCTAAGCCAAATATAATATAACCTTTTTTACCAATTACTCTAGCAAGTTCTGCCCACCACTCTGGTTTTTTCATACTGCCATTAGTATGCATACTGAGATTGATATTTGCATTGTTTTCTCTAAAGTACTTAAATGCTTCTAATGTATCTTTGGCCACAGCAGGATCGCCATAGTTACCACACATGTATACACGTTTTAATTGTTGAACAAAATCAACGGGAAAGATTTTTTGTATATCATCTATATACAATTCTCTATTATGTAAATAAGGATTGACTGCGCCGCCATTTAAATTACGAGCGCACATGGGACAGCTGGCATTACATGCTTCTGTCATTTCTAAATGTACAACTTCTATTTCGTTGTAATTATACACCGATCCACTCCTTGAACTTGGAATCTAACCAAGCAAAGTTATTTACTAGATTAAAATCTGCATCTGCACTACTAGCATAAGCAACACCTTGTCTGGCACCTTGTATAGCAAAGTAACCATGCTGTGTTTCAAGACCGGCTTCACACCACATTGTCAAACGTTCTTTAGTTTCAGTGTCATTGTTGTTTTTATTAACACCTGCACTGAGTTTAACTGCTTCACGAAAAGCTGTACGCCATGTAGCATAAGCACTATAATTAAATCTATGCTCGCTGGCTAGGATGTTTAACTTGATATAATGATCTGCCAGTGTGGTAGTCATATCTGGGCGATCTAATCGTTCTGCACTAAAGCAATCTTTACTGAATAGTTTAATGCCACCATGGCCGTAGACTAGGCCATTTATAGGATTCTTAGCTCTAAATACTGCTACACTTTTAGGCTTTAGTTCAATTTGCTTGTCAAAGTTAAAACTATCGACAATCCAACAATCAGCATCTACTACATAGAATCTATCCCCATCACATAAACTTGCAATATGTTTATGACTTTCAAATATTGTGCCTATGCTTTTAACCGCCAATGCATGACTTGCTTTGGCTTGTAATCTAGCAAAATTTTCTTCTGCGTTTGTTTCGTCGTTGTATAGAAAATAAATTGGTGTCATATTAGTATTTAGGTAATGTAAAACCAAACAGTGGTAATGCACTGTGATTCAACATAGCTGGCCAGCCAAAGTTCTTTGGAGGATTAATATTAACATGTTTAAACCAACGGCTTTGATCGCTGTCTAATTCAACCAATGGCAGGTTTAATTTTTCAACCAATACTTGCATAACTCTGTTGCTGTCTTCGTCAGGATTCTTAGTACATTCTTCAATGTCTTTCCAATATGCATTGAACCAATCATAGTCAGATATTACACTTTGATCAAAGTTATTAATATAGAGATTATAAGCACCCAAACGTGCTCCATAGACTGCCCAGTCTCCGTTGACTACATCACGGCCAACAGTCATCCAAGTTAACCAACGAGCGTAGTTGCCTGGATACATTTTGTGATTGAAGTCTTCTACCGGAACTTTATGTCCTTGGTCAAGACCCATTTTAACACCTTCACGGAAGCCTGCTCTAAATGCTTGATATGGAGTGGCATTATTCATGACAGTGCCATAGGTATTATTCATTTGTTTATAGTTTTCAAAGTCCCAACAAAAGTCTACATTATTGTTGTCGTCGTCCTTGTCTGCGGCTTCATGTGTTTTCATTGCTTTAACATAAGGAGCATACCACAATTTAATACCGCCATTGCCGTAGACTAATCCGTTGACTACGTTACGACTGCTCCAACTAAATGTGCTGGTTAAATCAGATTTTTCAACGTCTAAGTTTTGTTTCCATATAGCAGGATTAACTTGACAATCGGCATCTATGGTAAAGAATCTATTGTCTACTGCATGTTCTGCACAGGCTTTGTGTGCGGCATCAAAACCTTTGACTCCGTGTACACGTTTAACTAAACTAGGATTGGGATGACCTGCTTTGAGCAATTCAAAGTTTTCATCTGCATTAGGTTCATCAAAGCTAAGGAATACTGCTGGTATTTCTTTTAGCTTGAGCGTAGTGTTAGTATTTTTAATGTTTATAGAATTTATCAAACTCATTTTTCATCCATTCATAATTGTTAATTAATTTCAATGCATCTAGATTATTGAAATTGTCTAATCCGTACTGCTTGCCTAAAGCGGCACCATGTAACGCATATTCTCCGTATGGTCTATCTTTACCTACTGTAGTCCATATACGCAGTCTTTCTTCTGTTTCAGAATGTGTAGTTGTACCCTGATACAAGCTAGAACTTAATTTAGCACATTCTCTAAAAGCACTGCGCCAAGTGCCGAAATCATCAGAATTAAAACTTGTGACATTACTTACTTTGTTTATATATTTCAGCTTGCCTAATCCTGTGGTCAAATCTACTTTCCAAGTTTCAGCATCTAATAGTAATCGGCGAGGAAACAATTTGACGCCTCCCCAACCATATTCTAAATCATTGATAGGATTGATACTGGTCCATAGGTGTACACAGTCTAAATCAAATACGTTGGGCTTGTAATCAAATTGCCAATTGTCAACTAATTCTGCATCGCCGTCTACTACATAGAACATATCAGTTGTGGCAATTTCTGCGGCACGTTTATGTGCTTCAAAGATGCCTTTAACGTTTTTAACACGTTTTGCAGTGGGACATAATTCTAACACACGATACCAGTTGGCTTCTGCATTGGGTTCATTGTAGCTAATAAACACTACGTCAAAGTCTTTAGACACGACACCAATATTACCAACTACTTTTGTTCCAAGACTTTCAATGTTGGGAACTATTTTTGCTGCCCAAATTTGTTCATTGTCTGTGTGTAAATTGCTGTCAAGCATCCATACATGCTCATAGCCTAGATCATAGTAAGGTATTTGATCATTTATAAAGTAATCTAAATGACTAGGAATATCTGGATTGAATATAAATTCAGGACTAGCGTAACCCATTTCAAGATAACCAGGATTTTTTTCTTTAGAAAGAATCTTTACTGCCCAAATGTTTTCATCTGTGGGATTGAACTTAGGATCTAAATACCATACTAAGTTATCTTTTAAATTATAATAAGGTATAGCTGTATCATAGACTAAATTTACATCTGGGATTTCTAAATTACGAATAACATTAAGATCTGGTGAAACAAAGCCCATGTCCTTGACACCTGCATCTATTTCTAAACTATCTACTCGTAGTGCCCAAATGTTTTCATCTGTGGGATTAAACTTAGGCTCCAAATACCATACTAAGTTATTTTTTAATTCATAGTAAGGAATTACATCATTTAATAATAAATCTGCAGGAATATCAGGATTGCGTTCAATCACAGGACTGACATAACCCATGTTCTTTATACCACGACTATCACCTGTGGAAAGTTTTACTGCCCAAATGTTTTCATCTGTGGGATTGAACTTGGAATCTAAATACCATACATGTTCATAGACTAGGTCTAAAAATGCTACATTAACATCTAAATCATATTTGATGTTAGGTATATCGGGATTAAACTCTATTGTAGTAGTTACGTCAGGAGTGATATATCCCATGTCTTTAACGCCTGCATCTGGTTCTAAACTATCTATTCGTAGTGCCCATATCTTATCATCTGTATTATTAAATTTAGGATCTAAATACCATACCAAGTTATTTTTTAATTCGAAGTAAGGAATTACATCATTTAGTAGAAATTCTGCATTAGAAGTAAAATCAGGATTGCGTTCAATTACAGGACTGACATAGCCCATTGACTTAGATCCGCGCACAGAACCTGTGGAAAGTTTAACTGCCCAGACATCTTCGTCAAGTGGATTAAATTTAGGATCTAAATACCATACATGTTCATAGACCAAATCTAAAAATGCTACATTAACATCTAAATCATATTTAATATTAGGTATGCTTGCATTAAACTCCAGCTTTGGCTCTACATTAGGACTAACATATCCCATGTCCTTTAATCCAGATGAAGTTCTTGCATTTACTTTAAATGCCCATATCTTATCATCTGTATTGTTAAACTTAGAATCCAAGTACCACGTTAAATCATATTTAAAATCATAGTAAGGAATTTCTAAATTTATATCAAAATCCACATCGGGTAATGCAGGATTACGTTCGATGTTAATTATAGGACTAACATATCCCATGTCCTTGATTCCATACATTTCTTGATTTTTAATTTTACATTTAGCAACCCAGATTTTATCATCACTAGGGTTGTATTTTTCATCTAAGTAATAGATATGTTCGTAATACATATCTTCTACAGGGATAGTAAAGTCTATATTGTAATCAACGAAATCGACATCAGGATTAATTGTTATTTCTTTTTCTAAATCTAACTTACAACTAATAAAGTCCCAGCCTGAATCAGTTGTCCAAGTTGATTTAAACTTTTTAACTAGCCATAAACTATCCATTGACCACACGATACATTTATCGCTGGTATATTGATCAACATCAATATAATCTAGTATCCATTCATATTTAGGATTTACTATTACAAATTCATCATGAGATGATCCTAATGCATGTAATCTTTGATCAAATGTATCAGGATCTTGTTCCCACGTTATTTTTTCTACAATACTTCTATCTATTTTAATCATGTTATAACAGGAACATTATACTTTGTATAAAATGCTTCTGCATCTGCTATATTATTAACCATTGGCTGCCCTTTGATATTCAAGCTGGTGTTTAGTAGCATAGGGCAACCAGTGAGGCTGTGCCAATCTTCAAGTAGTTTTCTAAAACCAGGACTATCATTCTTGCTAACAGTTTGTACACGACTCGTGCCGTCCTTGTGTATTATAGCAGGAAAGTTCTCTGGTTGTCTACACTTTGCGACAAATTGCATGAAAGGACTTGCGGTTATGTTTACCGGCATTTCAAAGTATTCGTGTACATATTCTTCCAAAATTGCCGGAGCAAATGGACGGAATTGTTGTCTACGTTTAATAGCGTTTACTGTGTCTTTGATTGCTGGTCCACGTGGATCGGCCAATAAACTGCGGTGGCCCAATGCTCTAGGACCAAACTCTGCACGTCCTGTGGCAACGCCCACAATTTTGTCTGTTGTAAGAATGTCAATAGTTTGTTCAACTGGATACTCCTTGCCCATATTTGTGCCAAGATATGCTCCTGGCCAATTAACTTGCTCACCAAAGAAGGCGGCAACTGCACCAACACTTGATCCGGCATCACCAGGGTTTGGCATAATCCAAACACGATCCCAGTCGCCTGTGATCTCACTGTTGGCCACACAATTTAATGCACAGCCGCCCATTAGAACAACATTTTTACTAGGAAGTTTTGCTCTAGCCCAACGACTGATACCTTGTAATATTTCAGTATACACTTGTTGAGTGGCGGCAGCTAGATCAAATGTATCCTGTTCACTGAGCAAATCTAAACGCCAATCGGGACAGCCACGATGCAGATTACGTTTAAACTTAACTTCTGGTCCGTTGATTACAGCGAAGAAATCATTGTATATGTCGGCTTTGTATTTGTTGGGATCGCCATAGGCTGCCATGCCCATGAGAATATATTCTTCTTCGTTGGGCTTTAATCCAATACGCTGTGTCATTGAACTAAACCAAAGTCCCACGCTGTCTGGATAGCCTTGTGTGTAAACTTTCTTCAAGTCGTTGCCTTCGCCCTGCCAAACTGTCAAAGTTTCGAATTCACCGATACTGTCAATAACAACAACTGTGGCATCACTTAGTCCACTGGTATAATATCCCGCGGCAGCATGACTTTTATGATGTTCACCTATGACCAAAGGTTGATTTAAATTGTATTTTGCAAGATATGATTTGACATCATTCTCTTTACTTCTATCGCCTTGTCCTGCTGAAAATTGGCGGGCAGTTTTTAAGTCTGGATTTTCATACCAAACAATTAAGTCTGGTCGTCCATGTTGTTCAGCATCTTCTATGATGCCAGCACATAAGTCTCCGTCGTTTTTAATTCCAGAGTATCTTTCGCTGTGGGCTGCAAATTGTAGTTGTTTATCATGCCAAACTGACACGGCAGCATCGTGACTGTTGGCACTAATTCCCCAAATGTTCATCTGTATATAAATGGATCTCTTTTGCGTAGTTCTTCTAAGCGTTTGCGTAAGACCTTTTGAAATTTAGCTTCTGAATTTTCGTTTGTAAATGCGTTATAAAATTCTACTAATGCTGTAATTCTTGTAGTCAATTCATTTTTAAATTTGTCATAATCGATGTTAGCAATTATGTCTTTACATTGATCACTGTTAAAACAGTAATGTCCGCTGACACTGACTGCAATGTCTTTATCAGTTACACCAGGACTGACCCATCGTTGCCAATAATTTTGTGCATAAACATGATCGCTGAATTTCTCCCACAAATCCACGGGAGCAAGTTCTTTTAATAAGTCAGTTTGAATTCGTCCTAACTGAGGAGCAATGTTTAAACTGTCGATGCCTGCATTGATTCTGTTATCTATGTCCTGTTTTGTAAAATAGTCTGCATTGTGCTCTTTGAATAAAAAGCCAGCAGCTTCTATTTTTTCTTTAATTTTTTCATTACGTAAAATATCAAAGCCACCGACTTGACCGTCTTTGGTCAAACTTCCTGTTTGTGTGACAACAAAAACTATGTTCTTTTTATATTGTTGTAAAAATTCCAATTGAGATTCTAGGTTTCTTTCACTTGCTTCGATGTCTAATCCATTATTATCTTCGCCGCCAAATTCCAGCATCATATCAGGTTTTATGCTTAGTGTATAGTCTATCAATTCTTTGGCATAATCAAATTGACGCTCGGGAATACGACTGACATCGATGTGAATAAGATCGAATTCAGCTTGAATATCACGAGCTATTGTTTGTTTACAACGTTCAATGGCTTGCTCTACGGTCAATCCCTTGTCTAAATCGCTGAAATAAGGACCGCAATGATCTCTGCATAATAAAAAATTACTATTTCTAAAAGGTTGTACCATCAAGGATAACTGCATGGAAGTTCCAACATAGCCAGAATTATAGTCTGCTTGATTTCTACTTGCAATAATCATCATAGGAAAATTATTTATTTTGCTATATTCGGCAAGTATTTTGGCAATCTCCCTGCTCATTGGTCCGAATCCTAATTTAAATCTTTTCATGTTGTTTGCTTTCTAAGTTGTCGTAGATCCGAGAATCTGGTTTAATTCCTGTATAAATTTCAAATTGTTTCAAAAATTGCGCCCGATAAAATTCTCGTCCAGATATATATTTAATATTATAATTCTGACATTGTTGTTTAAATTCATTGTCTTTGATAGACAAATCTATTACTACACGGGTGTTTGGAGGAATTTGTCCTAGCCTATATGGACTTTCTTCTGTGCTTGTTCCCAATGCAGTACAGTTAATTATAACATCTGCAGGCTTATAACGTTCTGTCCAAGTTCCCAAATTTCTCGTACATACATTTAAATTATTGTAGTGACCTTCTTCTAAATATTTAATAAACATCGATCCTATGGCGCCTGCACCAAGTACAGTAATTCGATCACCCAGCAAAATAGATTTTGTAACAAGTTCAACCCCAGCTAAATCGGCATTAAAACCTTGAATCAATTCTTTTTCTATTTTAATAGTATTGCAACTATTATACAATTCCACATAGGCATTTTTATGATTTAATAAAGGAATTACTTTTTGTTTGAATGGCATACTGATACTGATGCCAGATACTTGATCATTCAATGCTTGTTTGATGCCTTCTTCGATGTTGTCGCAGGCCCGTGGTTCATATGTTGCATCTATATTGTAATATTTAAAAAATTCTGAATAAAAATACTCACCCGTTTTACCTGGATATTTACTTAAACTTATATATTTTTTCATCGCTTGTACGCTCTTATCTCTCTTATTTTATTATCTTGATCAAAGTCGATGACATCTATTACTGGTATCGAAATCTTTTCATCTAATACAACTTTAATTTCTGCTATAACAGTATCATGTCCTATGGCAATTTTATCAATGTCTATTCGAATATTCCCCAACTGTGAAAACAATGTTTGATTAAATGCCAATACATTTTCCCTGCCAATCATTTGTCCATCCCAGTCTGTTAGTATTACATTTTCAGCAAACATTGTTTCCAAGCTGGCCAAATCTTTTTCACTAAAGGCTTTCAAATATAACATGGCAATTTGACTTTGTGTGGCTTTACCCATGATCCAACTCCGCAAATAATTTAATTCCCAAGTACCATAAGAACAAATCAAATGGTGCTGTATGCAATGGACTCATGTTCCAAAATATTATAGGTACTAGTTGTTGCACTTTATTATAGTCTAGATTGTTGTCTACAATATAGTTCTTTAACTGTTCTTGATATACTGAGATATGATCTATACTAGGTATACTTAATGTCACCGAGTCGTTTTCAATTTCAATGTTAAAGTTATGTTGTTTAATATTAGCATAGTTGATAATCAACCCGCCGGCCATTTTTGCCAAGTCGTAGTATATATCACCGTACTCTACTAGGCCCGCAAACTCGTGACGCCAATCTATGATCTTAAACTCTAAATCTTCACTTAAAACAATATTATCAAATTGTAAATCGCCGTGCAGGAATCCCGGGCGTGTAACTGTAGACAAATACTCCCAATCTATGTTGTCGAGGTAATAATTATAGTCCTTGACTTCAATGCCGTCGATGTTAGTAACTGTAGACAAGTTAGGATATTTTTCTAAAAATTTATTAATACGCTGTAATGATTTAGTTTTATAAAACTCTAAACTAGCTTGTTTAATATCAGCATCACTGTCTAGCCAAACATTTGTTTCCAGCCAATCTAGCAAAGGATTAAATGCTGAGGGGTTATTAAATTCGTATAATGTTTGTCCTGGAAAAAAATCATAGGCCATATAGTTTCCACAATGTGTACAATTATCTGGAAATACACCGGGATTAGCCAGGACCTTATCGTATTTCTTTTTAGCCACTGATCCGTCCAGCCACCATTTTACTACACGATTGTTGCAAATATAAGTAACTTCGTCTTTTTTAGTAAAATCAAACTTTTGACTTTTGCTTAATTCAGTTTGATAAATTGTAGGGCAGCCAAAGTCTAACCATGTATTTAAACTAGCAGTATCACTGCCTAAGTTAATAATACCTATAAATTCGTTGCTATTACTAGATTCTAAACGTGCAAAGAAGTCAGTGTAATCATTGATATACATCAAGCCCGTGAATGCTGTCCAGAATTTAGGTGCTGATTGTTTAAATCTAATATCAGTGATACGAAAACCTGTGCCAGTATTAAACATTGTATAAAGCTGTGAATCTTGTTCAGGAACTTGTCGAACAAAATAGCAATCATTGTTACTGACTTTACCGACAACAGTTTCATCAAAGTAAGTGTCGCAGGGAACATACCAAAAGGCTGTATTAATTAAATCTCGACATTGTAATAATGTATAACCTGTGCCAGATTTCCCACTGGTCCAATCATTTATTTCAATAAACTCGATATGCCTGTCACTGTATGCCGCAGTGCAAAAGTCTATAATTTGTTGCTTTAAATGTCCCAATGGTATAATAAATCTAGTATCCTTGGGGAAATTGTCTATGATATGTGATAGTATGGGTTTATCTTTATAAGGCAACAGTGCTTTATTAAGATCTTTGGTATAGTTGCCCATTCTACTGCCAAGGCCGGCTGTAGGAATAATAACGGTATTACTCATGTTCGTAACTTATTCTGCCATGTGTTCTACCAGCATCATCTTGTAAACGTATAACATCATCTAGTTCAGTTGTACTTGTTTCCATAAATTCTAAATCTGTAATTGCCATTACTCTATGCACATAACCAGGAGTAACATTAAATACAACTCCGGGTTTTAAATCTATCCGTTCAAAAGTATATTCGTAGGCTTCCACTTGTTTGTTTGTCATACCATGTTCTAAGAACTTAGCAATGTCCAATGGTTCTCGACTGCGATGCAGAACACCCGTGCCGCTGAGTACATAGTTGGTTTCTATTTTATATTCATGCACTTGTAAACTGGTTCTATTGCCAGCTTTAAATAAAATTCTTTTGCTGGCGTAAGGGGTAGATGATCCATCTGCTATCCACAATTCATAACCCCAATGTTTGTTTACTTTTTTAATTTCCATTTGTATTTCCTATTAT